AGATTGTTCCTTCGCTTCCCGAAGGCGCAGAAACTCTTGAAGACGGTCGCATCTACATTCCTCTTGATGCTACCGAACACTACATGAACGGTGGAGTGAACCGCAACTTCGGTAAGCCTCTTCCAAGAGAACAATACCGACGCACGGGTATCTTCTACGGCTCTGTTGCTGGTGGCGAGATGAAGCCTTACTTCTTCTCTTACAAGAATCAGCCTGCCGTGGACTTTACGCCACAACCGTTCAACTGGGTCCACTTCAGTTGTGTTGCCAACGAGAACGGAACTGACCTCTACGGCGCAACCACGACGACTTTGAACAGTTTGGTCATGAATGCTGACCTTGACCCGGAAGGCGACAAATACCGTGATACGAGCGGCTACGACATTCAACAGATTCTTGTTGATGCTTTCAGCGACAAACTGACGCCCCTCGTTGAACTTGACCGCCAGCACATGGTCATGCAGACCCTTCCTGCAAAGGAACGCTTTGTCATTACTGACGGCACGGTTTGCAACATGAACATGACTCCAACTTCCAACGGCAATCGGATTCTCAACATTACTGACCTCAACGCAGAAATGGACTACGAGAACGATTCCGGCATGGTGACTTGTTGGATTCCCGAACACCTTGAACTTGACTTTGGGATTGGCTCTACCGTGATTATCATCGGTAGAACCTCCCAGCGACAAGGCGAGGACGGTGTTGAACCTGCTACCATCAACACTTCGGGCATTTTCGTGACCACTCGCCACGGCTCTCCAGTTGACGCACCATCCCCTGTGGAGGAAGACTTTGACTGGTTTTGAGGCGGTTAGTTCTTAACTGACCGCTTCATGCGACAATGGGGTTTATCCAGTAATAACGGGAAAACTTTCATGCCCCGGCGAAAGCCACCGGAGATAGTAGGTCGGGTTCCCCTACGAACCCGTTTCCCCATTGTTTCTTTCTTGAGGTGATTAAATGGAAATTTATGCAAATTGTTTGAAAACGAATAGAGCGTTTGTTTACTTTAGCAACATTCAACATGTTTCTTGGGACATTGAACCCGACGGCATGTTCAATGTGAAGATTCACACAAATGCACCTAGACATGTGAATCAACGCATGAGCAAAGAAGACTTTACGAAGTTTCTCAACGCATACATGTCTTACGAAGGGGTGAGTTTTCTTTGAAGTTCAAAGCAGACTTTCTCACAGTAGAAAACAAATGGGAGGTTGATTTGACCAGTGTTGATTTCATTACAATGAAAGAGAACTGGGACGATGGAAGCCACCATGTCAAACTCCATATCGGCACAAAAGAAGTGCGAATGGTGTTCAAGGACAAAACAGAAGTGAATGAATTAATTGAAAATTGGAAAAAAGCGAGGCGATAAAAATGAGTATTACGAGCAAAGCAGGCGAAGCGACTACCATGAACTTTGGTAAGAAACAGGAGGAATTTAACCATAAGTTCCGTGAATTGATGGAGAAGAAGAGGGCTGAGAAGAAGTCCCGCCTTGTTCTCGGCATTTGGGGAGAACCCAAGACCGGTAAGACCGGGCTTGCACTTGATTTCCCCGACCGCCCAATCTATGTTCTTGATTGGGACCGTGGCGTAGAGTCTACTTGGATTGAACACCACGATGCTACAGAGCGCATTCAAGTGTTCTGCCCCATTGAAATGAACAAGGACAATGTGACTGACATTGAGAAGAGTGAAGAAAACTCTCACATGTTTATTCGCTATGTTCGTGGAAAGATTGAGGAAGGCGAGAAGCCTATCTTTGTCATTGATGGCGTTGACTCTTGGTTTGAATCCTGCATGTTGAAGATTAATCCCAACCCACGGGTCGTTACCAAGGTTATGCCATACATGTATGGTGCTAGAAACAAGACCTTCTACCATCTTCTTGAGGCCATTTACCACTTGGATTGCGATGTGATTTACATTACTCACGAAGCCGAGCGATATGTGGACAATTCCCCTGTTGGTGTTCAGCCAGCATGGAAGGATTGGGGCGGCAAGTTGGAGCAAGAGATTCATTGCTACCGCAAAAACATCAAAGGTGAGATTCACTACATTGCAGAACTTGTTGGTTCTAGAACCAACGGTAATCTCGTTGGGACTCGCTTTACCACAAGGCAGGGACAACCACCAAACATTGTTTGGAATGGTGTTCCCGAACTTCGGGAGGGTAAACTTTGAAGTTCTCTATGAACAACAAAGAAATGAAAGAAGTATTTGATAGCATTCAAGTCAAGGGAAAGTATGCTGGAACGAGTGGCTTCTCTAGCAGTAGCCTCGGTTCCACCGTCCAAATGATTCTCAACGGCAACAACTTGAGAATCTACAACGGTAACGCTACCTTCATTGCTAGAGCAGACATTACCGTTACAGGTGAACAAGACGGCTCTTGTGTTTGTGATGTTACCAAGGTTCTTTCCTACTTGAAGACCTTTAGCGATACTGTTACCTTCACTTCCAATGACTTCATTACGCTTCAATCGGGTAACAAGAAAGCAACGATTCCGCTGATTACCGGTCACGATACTTCAGTCTACGACCGCATTACGCAAATGGTCGGTGATACTGGCTACACTCTCAACCCAACCGAAATGCCTTCATTTGGAAGTTCTTCCTACGAAGGGGTGTTTGTTGTGACTTCGGACGACTTTAGTTCATGTATGCAATCAATGGAATTGGTGAAAGCAGGCACATACAAACTTGACTTTACCGACGATAGAAGAGTTGTCTTCTCGTCCCGACAAAGCACTGAGAATCGTTATCAAGAATGGCTGACAACTGTTCACACGCATGGCGATGCCGCTACTGTTGAGTTTACCTCGCCGCTTCACAAGTTCTTCAACAAAGGACAATTGCTGAACTTCTATGTGAAAGACGAGTTCCCGATTCTCATCGTTGCAGAAGACCGTTTGGTGGTCAAAGCCCCATCTGTTTCCAGTTAGGTGAAAAAATGATTATTAGTAAGAATAAAAGTAAAAATGAAATCTACATGTCTTGGAGAAATGAGAACGGTGAGAAACAACAACTGACTTCTCAAACTGCTCCTTATTTCTACATTGAAGAAGACGCCCCTAGACCCACGCATTACTCAATCAGTAAGTTTACTGATGGCGAGTTTGACTACACCGTGGGAGGCGAAGTCAACCTACAAGGCAAACCCTTGGTCCGTTGCTACTACGAAAAGCATACGGATGCTCGCCACGCTAGAGCCGCACATGAGAAAACCTACGAAGGTGATGTTCCTTTCCACTTCCGGTATTGTGTGGATGAGTTGGAAAGCCTTCACGAATACAACTTGCGAAAGTGGTATTGGGATATGGAGTGGCAACAGGGTGGTGAATACGATGGGGCAATTACGGCTATCGTTGCTTTTGACAACTATTCGGAAACCTTTCACCAATTTACTTGGTGCCCAAACTTTGAGTTCAGCGTTGATGTTCAAGAGAATCTCTCAATTGAAGACTACAAGTTGAACTTCTTCTATTTCACAAGTGAAAAGGACATGCTTGAGGCTTTTCTTGACCACATGGTTGCAGAAGACCCCGACATGCTCATCGCTTGGTTTGGTTTGAAGTTTGACTTGCCTAAGTTGTTGGAGCGTTGCGCTATCCTTGGGATTGATGCTCGTAGAATCTCTCCGATGGGTCAAGTGAAGGGCTTTGTGAAGTCTTCTAAGGCTGAAAGCGGCTATTACTTCGCCTATGTTGAGCAAGGCTATTCGCCAATTGAGCAACCCATCGGTGGAAGAATCACTTTGAACCTTGACTTGGCCTTTGAGCGACAATGGAACGACTCACAACGAGGAACACTCCCCTCGCTTTCTCTTGAGTATGTTTCACAGACACTCTTTGGTGAAGGCAAGCACACTGAAACCAAGTTTGAGGACCCAAACGAGTTCTATCGCAGGGCTTGGCTTGAAGACGCAGTAGCCTATTTGCAGTATGCCCTACAAGATGTGGAGTTGCTAAGAAAGATTGACGAAACCAACTTTACAAGTGAAGCCATCCTTTCGCTCCAGCGGTTGCTAGTGGCTCCATTTGATGCTTGCTTCTACGCTTCACACATGGGTTCCATCTACTTCATGCGGAACGCTTCTTGGATTGCTCCTACGGGCAGAAAAGATGTGGAGCGTGAGGAATACGAAGGGGCGATGATTTACCACCCCGAATCGGAAGGAACCAACGGCTTGCACCTTGGAGTGGCCGCATTTGACTATGCTGGCCTCTATCCGTCAATGATGATTGCTCGCAACATCAGTTGGGAAACCAAATCAGCAGAACCTACTGAGTTTGCAGTCAATATCCTTACACCTAGGGACTTCAGCGATGTAACCAGTGAGAGGATGCTTTACTACAAGACGGATGAATTGGGCCTGCTTCCAAGAGCAGTTTTAGAACTCAAAGAGTTGCGAAACGACTACAAGCGAAAGATGCGAGAAGCACGGGAAAACAACACAGGAGAATACCAAAAGTGGTATAACAACCAAATGGCCGTTAAGCGACTTATGGCTTCCTTTTACGGCATCGTTGCCTTCCAAGGGTTTGGTTGGGCTGATGTTGACTTGGCCGCTAGCATTACCGCTAGTGCGAGAGAAGCAATTAGAACGGCGGCTTTTGTTGCGAGGGAGATTGATGGCTGAACATTGCAGGACTTGTCAAACAAGGCGTGGGCCTCTTCATCCGAACTATCGGATTTGCCACTTGTGTTTCATCAACATGCGGAGGCGAATGAAATGAAGAACTACATATGTCCCGATTGCTACGAAAAGCAGTTCAAGGTCTATTTTGCGACTGAGAACAAAGTCGGGCTAAACAAGTTAAGGCTCGTTTGTGACAACAAGAAGTGCAATTTCAAATCAAAGACGATTGATGTAATGAGGTGAATGTGATGTTTAACTTAGACGAATTAATTGAAGTGCAAAAGGAAACACAAGGCACACTCTCTGAGTTGCTAGAGAATGTAAAAAGAAGCAACAAAATCCTGATGATGGTAAATGTGGTGAACATTGCTACCATTATCACTCTACTAGTGGTGATACTATGACAGATGAAAATATGAAAGAAGTAACGGAAACTATTGGGTTGATGCAAGCAACGCTTGCTAATCTAATTGAAGGAATGAAGAATATGGAACGAAGGCTAGAAGGTATAGGTCAAGACTTAGATAACCTTTACGCCGAAGACAAGGACATTGGCCTTGTTCGTGGTGCAGTGAGGGAACTCCAAGATGAAGTTGCTAAGATGGCCAACCAGCCAGTTGGAATGATGTTTGTGAGAAGGGTTTGACATGAAGGTAGTTTACGGACATACTGATTCAATCTATGTTCAAATTGACGACATTGAAAAGGCCAAAGAAATAGCAGAAGTGATTCAAAATGAAGTTAGAAAGAAGTTCCCGAATGTTCTCGGACTTGAACAACATCCCGTTGTCTTGGAGTTTGAAAAGTATTATTCGGCGTTGGGCGTCGGCATTACGAAGAACCGAAACGCAGGAATGATTACTTGGGAAGACGGCGTGTATTTGGATAGGCCGAAGTTTACCTTGACCGGGTTTACTGCAAAGCGGGTAAGTGAAACAAAACTCGCCAAACAAGTTCAAACTGATGCGCTCAAAATGTGGGTTTCTCAAAAGACCCAGCGTGAAATCAACAAGCACCTCTACGATACCTATCGTGATGTGTTGCGGGGCAACATCCCCCTTGATGCTATCATCAAGAGAAGCCGTCTGCGTGAAAATAGATTCACTCTGCAATGTCGCTTCAAACACAAGCACCATCTCAAGGATTTGATTGGTGACAAGAACATTTGTGGCCACCGAAAAAACAAGAACTCCCTGCCTTGTCAAGAGCCTGTGACTGCCTTTCAAACTGTTGAAGGTAAGCGACCTAGCATTGCCGCAGGAATTGCCGGTATTGTGCATTGTTGGGCCAACAAGGGTATGGAGTTTGATGACTCCTACCTTCACTTGAAAGTAAAGACAGACGAATACTACACCCACCCCTTAACCAAGGAAGTGAGAAATGTGGAATATGTAGCAGGAACAACCTATGCAGACTTTGACGAATACACTCCCGATTGGGAGCATTATGCAGAGCAGGTCGTCAAGAAAGCAGAGCCTATTTACCGAGCAATGGGCTGGAACATTTCGGGCATTAGAAACGGCTCAGTTCAAATGAGTTTAACGGAGTGGTTTTGAATGGTGTCATACTTTTGTTCTATCTGCGACAAGAAAATCAATGTTCGTCCACATTCTTACAATAAAAGCGACTATGTTCCGGTATGCTGGCTTTGCCGGACAACGACTCCCCCCGACATGTTTCGGTGTAAAGGGACAACTGCAAGCGGAACCCGTTGTAAAAAATGGGTGATGCTAAACCAGCAAACATGCAAAAACCACGGAGGTTTGAAACAATGAATACAAATGAAAAATACGAAGCAAGAATCGCATCAATGCGAGAATACACCTACCAATGGGACCCCTCTTCTTATGAAGACCCTAGCAAACCAGTCTTGAAGATTACCAAGTCTTCTCTTGGTTCGCACGATTGGTGCCCGAAGAAGTATGACTTCTCATACATTCAGCGTCTTCCACAAGACCAATCCGAAGCCATGCGAAAAGGAACGGTTCTCCACAACCACCGTGAGAACTTCTTCAATGACTTTGATTTGAAGAAAGCGGAGAACATGTCA